CAACAGTTGACTTAGCATCTGCAACACTTCGTATTGTTGTAGCTCGCATGGTCTAATAAAAGGGGGCTAATAACCCCCTTTTTAATGGAGTTCTTATGGCAACCTTTAGATGTTTAACAAGTGGACAGACAGTCACTTTTACCTATCAGCACGATATTGATTCGATGAAAGGTCATCAAGGTTACGTCAGAATTGATGAAGTTGAAGAAGAAACTTCTGAAAAGCAAATAGTCTTGCAACCTCCAGTACCTGTTAAGAAGATGGGTCGTCCAAGGAAATCAAATGTCTGAGATTGATCCACGAGAATTTGGTAAGCTAGAAGCCCAAGTTGAGGCTTTACAAGCAGAAGTCCATGCACTTCGCCAAGATATTAAAACGCTTTTAGAAATGGCTAACAAGTCTAAAGGTGGGTTTTTCGTTGGAATGGCAATCGCCTCTGTTGTTGGCGGTATCATTTCTTTCATTGCAACCAAGCTAGTTCGATAAGGATTTATATGCCTCAAGTTGGAAACAAGAAATTCCCATACACAGAAAAAGGCGAGAAAGAAGCCAAAGAGTATGGCAAGAAGAAATCTATGCCCGTTACTGTAATGATTGCTATTGGTAAGCCTAAAGCTATGCCTACCCGTGGTGGTCGTACTGCTACAAACATGATGAAAAAAGCAGGTCGTGGAAAATGAAAAAGACCAAAGCAGAGGCGAAAATCTCTAAGGTCTACAAGGAATTTAAGGCGGGAACGCTTCACTCTGGTAAGGGTGGCCCTGTTGTCAAGAATCCTAAACAAGCAGTTGCGATTGCTTTAAGTTCTGCTGGTATGAGTAAACCAAGGAAAAAGAAATGAAACAAGGTCTTTACGCTAACATCAATGCCAAACAAGAACGCATTAAAGCTGGTTCTAAGGAAAAGATGCGTAAGGTTGGCTCTAAAGGCGCTCCTACTGAGGCGGCATTTAAGGCTGCGGCTAAGACCGCAAAGAAGAAATGATCCCTGAATCATTAGACAAAATAACTGTTAATCAGTTACTTCTGTCTCATGGGACATGGAAGCATCTTTTTTACCGATGCTATTCAGAAGTAAGCCCTGATTACAAAAACTATGGTGGTCGTGGAATTGATGTACATCTATCGTGGCATGGAGAAGATGGCTTTTATCAATTTATCCAAGATGTTGGACTTAGGCCATCAAAAGATTACAGTCTTGATAGAATTGATGTGAATAAAGGTTATTCGCCAGAAAATGTGAAATGGTCAACTAGCATTGAGCAAGCCAACAATCGAAGGAATAGCAAGCGATACCTGTTTGAGGGCGAGAATCTTACGTTAGCTGAGATTGCTAGAAAAACGGGAATTGGATACCAAAGAATCTGGAAAGCAACAAAGATTTATGGCGATCCATCAGAACATACAAAAATTGATCCAGATCGTAACAAACGTATTTATCAAGGTGAATTACGCTCAACAACTGAGATTGCTAAAATGGTCAATATGAAGCCAGAAACTCTTATGCAAAGATTAAGAAATGGCTTAGATTTTGATTTAGCTATTGCATTACCACCTCAGCCTGGTGTACACTTCACAGGAAGATCATCATGGTCTTAAAAAAATACCAGAATCCAAAAGGCGGATTGAATGAGGAAGGTCGAGAGTTCTACAAAAGGACTGAGGGACTGAACTTAAAAGCGCCTTTAAAAACGGGTAATTCAGGTCGACGATCTAGTTTTTTAGCACGAATGGGCAATATGCCTGGCGCTGAGATGAAAGATGGGAAGCCTACCCGACTCCTATTATCTCTTAGAGCTTGGGGCGCATCGTCCAAGGAAGACGCTAAAGCGAAGGCTAAAGCGATCTCTAAGAGGAATAAATGAGACCTGTATCCGTTGGAGTTGAACCTACAGCCGCTACGCTGACTACTGTTTATACAGTACCAACGGGTTACTACGCCAAATTCACAGTCATGTATATCCACAATACTGGTGGATCGACAAAACACATTACTGTGGTGTGGAATGATGCAAGTGCCGCCACTTCCTACGACATCCTGACTGAATACAACTTTACTTCTAAGCAATACCTTCAATTTGATGGCAATGCTTATATCGTTTTAGAAGAAGGCGATAGAATTCAAATTACGACTGAAGCGGGTAGTTCATTCAGTTTTATTGCCACATTTGAAGTATCAGGAGCGCAACGAACATGACCTACTTAGAACTTGTTAATGATGTTCTTATACGCTTGCGTGAGAGTTCAGTCTCTACTGTTGGCGAAACAACCTATTCTTCTTTGATTGGCAAGTTTGTCAATGATGCCAAACGTCAGATTGAAGACTCTTACAACTGGAATTGCCTTGCTCAAACAATCACAGTAACGACAACTTCTGGTACAAGTTCTTATGCTTTGACAGGTGCGGGACAGAAGTTCCGTATCAATGATGCTCTGAACACAACCAGTTTGATTGGTCTTCGCAATATTGAGTTTGTGGACATGAACCGCAAACTAAACCTTGGTGCGCCTTCACAATCTATTCCTTCAGAGTTCTGCTTTAGCGGTGTAGATGGTAATGGCGACACCAAAGTAGACCTGTTCCCAGTTCCTTCTGGTGCTTTTACTCTGTTGTTTGACCTGACCATTCCACAAGCAAATCTGTCTGCTGATGGCACATCTGTGAAGGTCTTGGACTACTTGGTGACTCAAAGTGCCTATGCTCGTGCTTTGATTGAGCGTGGTGAAGATGGTGGAACAAACTCTAATGAGGCTTATGCTCTGTTTAGAGGAATGCTCTCTGATGCAATTGCATTGGAAAGCACTCGTTATCCTGAAGACAACTTTGTGGCGGTCTAATGGCAGCACAACTCCAAAGTTACAGTCTCTCAGCACCAGGCTTTTATGGCCTGAATACTGAAGATTCTCCCCTTGATTTAGGGGCTGGATTTGCTTTGGTTGCGACTAACTGCATCTTGGATCAGTATGGTCGTATTGGTGCTAGAAAAGGTTGGTCAAGGGTTAACTCTTCCTCTGGCAATCTAGGTGCTAACGATGTTGGTGTTATCCATGAGTTAGTCCAGACTGACGGGACTCTTACAGTTCTGTTCGCAGGAAACAACAAGATATTCAAACTTGGTGCTTCTAATGCGGTGACTGAATTGACTTATGGTGGTGGCGGTTCTGCTCCCACTATTACTGCATCTAACTGGCAAACTGCTTCTTTGAATGGCATTGCTTATTTCTTCCAAACAGGACACGATCCACTCATTTATGACCCAGCTATAAGTACAACTACTTACCGCAGAGTTTCTGAGAAGTCTGGTTATGTTGCTACTGTTCCGCAAGCAAACATCTGTATATCTGCATTTGGTCGTCTGTGGGTGGCTAATACTTCTACTGATAAGGTCACTATCAGCTTCTCTGACCTGATTGCGGGTCATGTATGGGGTGGTGGCACTTCAGGAACATTAGATGTTTCTCGGGTATGGCCTAATGGTGCAGATGAAGTGATGGGGTTAGCAGCGCACAATGACTTTTTGTTTATCTTTGGCAAGAGACAGATTCTTGTTTACTCTGGTGCTTCTACTCCTGCATCCTTGGTTCTAGCCGACACAATTGGCTCTATTGGATGTATTGCTAGAGATACCATTCAAAGCGTTGGCTCTGATGTGATTTTCTTGTCCGACTCAGGTGTTCGTTCGCTAATGAGGACTATTCAAGAGAAGTCTGCACCTTTAAGAGACTTGTCTAAGAATGTTCGTTTTGATCTGAACTCATCACTGGCAAGTGAAACACTGGCTAACTTAAAGTCTGTTTACTCAGAAAAAGAAGCCTTTTATCTGCTTGTTTTACCCGCTACTTTCCAAGTCTATTGCTTTGATACCAAGCAATCATTGCAAGATGGGGCGTCAAGGGTTACTAAGTGGGACTCAATTGCTCCTACTTCTTTACGTTCTTTGCGTAATGGCGACTTGTATATTGGTAAGAATGGGTATATCGGTAAGTATGGAACTTACCTTGATGATGCAACAACGTACCGATTTGCGTACTACACAAACAATGCTGACTTGGGAAACCCTAATCAGATTTCTATTCTGAAAAATGTTACCGCCATTGTGATTGGTGGATCGAATCAGTTTTTGTCTATCAATTGGGGTTTTGATTATTCAGGCTCTTATCGTGCTGAAAACGTCTACATCCCTGCTCAAACAAGTTATGAGTATGGTACGGCTGAGTACAACATTGCTGAGTACACAAGTGGTGTGCCAATTAAGACGCTAACAGCAAATGCTTCTGGTTCAGGAAAGATTGTCCAGACTGGATATGAGACTACGATAAATGGAACATCGTTTTCTCTTCAAAAGATTGAAATTCAAGCCAAAGATGGCAAAATCGGCTAAGGAGAATTATTTTGTCAAATTATACAAAGACCACCAATTTCGCCTCTAAGGACAACCTATCACCTGGCAATCCTCTAAAGATTGTTAAGGGTACTGAGATTGATACAGAGTTCAACAACATTCAGACTGCTGTTGGCACTAAAACAGACAATGCTTCTGCTAATATTACTGGCGGTACGATTGTTGGCATCACAGACTTAGCGGTTGCTGATGGCGGTACTGGTGCTTCTACTGCTACTGCTGCCCTGAATAACCTCTTGCCTACCCAAACAGGTAATGCAAATAAGTATCTCCAAACTGATGGCACGAATGCTACATGGGATGCAGTAAGCCTTTCTACTTCTGATATTACTGGCACTTTGCCTGTCGCTAATGGTGGTACTGGTGTAACTTCATCTACTGGCACTGGCTCAGTTGTTCTGTCAAACAGTCCTACTCTAGTTACTCCCGCATTGGGAACTCCTGCTTCTGGTACGGCAACTAACTTAACTGGTCTGCCGATCTCCACAGGTGTTTCAGGTCTTGGTACTGGTGTAGCGACATTCTTGGGTACACCTTCTTCTGCTAACTTGGCTTCTGCCGTAACAGATGAAACTGGCTCTGGTGCTTTGGTGTTTGCCAATAGCCCAACTCTGGTTACTCCCGCTTTAGGCACTCCATCTGCTTTGGTTGGCACAAACATCACGGGTACTGCCTCTGGTCTAACTGCGGGTAACGTAACCACTAACGCAAACTTAACAGGTGCGGTTACTTCTGTAGGTAATGCTACATCATTAGGTTCGTTCAGTTCTGCTAACCTTTTGGGTGCTTTGACTGACGAAACAGGAACAGGATCAGCAGTATTTGCTACATCTCCAACTTTGGTGACTCCTATCCTTGGAACACCTACTAGCGCAACATTAACAAACGCTACAGGGCTTCCAATCTCAACTGGTGTATCAGGTCTAGGAACAGGAGTAGCAACGGCTCTAGCGGTCAATGTAGGCTCTTCTGGCGCACCTTTGGTTAATGGTGGTGTGCTTGGTACTCCATCAAGCGGTACTGCTACCAACTTGACAGGTTTACCTTTGTCTACTGGTGTAACAGGAACTTTACCTGTTGCCAATGGCGGTACAGGACAAACCTCTTACACAGATGGTCAATTGTTAATCGGTAACTCTACTGGTAATACGCTTACCAAAGCTACTCTGACTGCTGGCACAAATGTGACGATTACCAATTCTGCGGGTGCAATTACCATTGCTGCTTCTGGTGGCGGTGGATCAGGTGATGTTGTTGGCCCTGCATCTTCTACAGACAATGCTTTAGCCCGTTTTGACACAACCACAGGTAAGTTGCTTCAGAACTCTGTTGGCATTTTGAGTGATGCAGGTGCTATTTCTGGTTTGACAGATATTAGTGCCTCTGGTTCTGTAACCCTCTCAGGAGGCACAGCCAACGGAGTAACCTATCTCAATGGTTCAAAGGTTCTGACAAGTGGCTCTGCGCTTACTTTTGATGGAACGAACTTTGCGTCAACAGGAAGTTTGACAGGTTCAACTTTAAAAACAACTAGAGCGTCTGGAAGTCAACCAGAAATAGTGCTTACACAAACAAGTGTTGCATCATGGTCAATTTATAACCCGCCATCTTCAACAGATTTAAGGTTTTATAACGGCTCTGATTTGTTGACATTTACCTCATCAGGCAATCTAGGCTTGGGAGTTACTCCGAGTGCTAACTTCATGCTTGAGGCAGGTTCTACTGCAAGTGCTGCTGCAAGGTCATTTAAGTTGATGACACTTACTGGTGGATTCTCAGGTGGTAACTATCCACTTTTTGGTTACAACTTTAGAAGCACAGCAACATCTGGAGTTTATAAATATGACGCTAGTGATACTGCAAGTGCAATAAATTATTCTGGTGCTATGAGTTTCCTAATAGCTCCATCAGGCACAGCAGGGAACAATATTACTTGGACAACTGCAATGACGCTAGATGCTGATGGTGACCTTGGGGTTGGTATTACAAGCCCACTCTATAAAATTCATTCTTCTGGAACTGTCGCTAGAAAATATACAACTCCCGGTACTACTGGCTCACCCGCTGAGGAGGCAGGTTTTGTTTACGCGGACGATGGTTCTACGCCTGTTGCTGGAATTTGGTTTTTTAACACATTCTCTTCTGGTAATACTACCCAAATGGCGTTTAAGACGAGAAATTCTGCTGGCACTGTAGTAGAGGCAGTAAGAATTGACGCTTCTCAGAATTTGCTTGTGGGGACTACGAGTAGCATTGGTGGAAAAATACAAGTTGTTTTTGATGGCACAGCCGGAGATGGAGTAGGTTTAAAAACAAATAATGCAACTTTAGATGCAGTATTTATTAGATTTATTAACTCCGCAGGTTCTACAGCTGGCCGTATTTATCAAAATGGTACAACATCAGTTAGTTATGTAACATCATCAGATAAACGCTTAAAAATTGATAATGGTATTGCAACAGATACCAATGTAATTGACAACGCAATAGTTCACGACTATCAATGGAAATCAAATAATAAAATAGAAAGAGGATTATTTGCTCAAGAGGCTTATGAAAATAAACCAGAATCTGTTTTTGTTGGTGATGATGAATTAACAGAAGATGGTTCATTAAAAAATCCTTGGGGTATTGATTACAGCAAATATGTTCCTGACTTGATTGTTCATGCTCAACAACTTAAAAAGCAAGTTCAAGAACAACAAGCAATCATTGAATCACTCAAGGCACGACTTGATGCCGCTAACCTTTAAGGACTAACATGACTACCACTTGGACAATCTCACAACTTGACCGCAAAACAGCAGATGGTTTTGTAACAACCGCACATTGGCAAGCCACAGCAGTAGATGGAGACTACACAGCATCTATCTACTCAACATCTTCATGGGCTTCTGGTACACCAACAATCCCTTATGCCTCTGTCACTATGGCTGAAGTATTAGATTGGGTCTGGGAATCGGTGGATAAGACTGCGACTGAAGCGGCTTTGGCAGCTAACATTGCTTTGCAGAAAGCACCAGTAACTGCTTCTGGCACTCCATGGAGCGTGGCATGAATCTGAATTTAGAAACAAACGAAGTCCAATTCATTTTGAATGTGTTGGGTGAGATGCCAGCCAAGTCTGGTGTGTGGCCTTTGATTGTGAAGATTAAAGAGCAAGCAGAGGCTCAATTGCCTAAAGAAGAGGAATAAATATCATGGCCTTTACAAATCAACAGATTATTGATTATTTGTTAGCTAATCCTAAGTTAACAGATCCTCAAATTGTGGACGCTATGAAGCAGTTCTCAATTACACCTGCTCAATTGGCAAGTGCTGTTGGGTTGTCTGAGGGTGCTATTCTTTCTAGAGTTGCTGCAACTATTCCCAATGGTTCATCATTAACTCTTGGCGACATGGTTATTGTTCCCCAATATCGAATAATTGGTTCTGGGGAAGATCAGCAAATTGGTGAGCTTGAGACTTTCTTCACATCTAAAACCAATGGAGATCCTAATTACAAAGCTCCTGTTGGCACAGAAATGAAGCAATATGGTGCTGATGGTGGATTTCAACAAACACTAAAGACTAAAAAAGAACTTTCATTTGTTGGTGGCATCGTAGATATGCTCAAAGATCCTGTAGTTTTAGCGGCTCTAGGCGGTGCGGCAGCAGGTGGATTGTTAGGTGGTGCGGGTGTAGCAGGAACTGCGGGAACTGCTGCAGGTACTACGGCAGGAACAGGTTTAGGCACATCATTAGGTACAGGTTTGACAGCGGGTGCTAGTGGTCTTGGCTTATCTACTACTGGAGCAGGTCTTGGTGCTTTAGGCACTGGTGCTGGAATTACTGCGGGAACAGGTTTAGGAACTGGTGTTTTAGCTGGTTCTGGTCTTGGCACTGCCTTATTGGGTACAGGCGCAGGTTTGGCGGGTTTAACTGGTACTGGCATTTTGTCAGGATCAGGTTTAGGAACAAGTCTTCTTGGCACTACAGGAACAGGTGCTTTAACTGGAACTGGTGTTTTGACTGGTTCAGGTCTTGGTACATCTTTGCTTGGAACAGGAACAGGAACAGCCGCTACTGTTGGTGGGCTGGGTAATACTGTTGCAAACCTTGGTGCAGGTGCTTTAACTACTGGTTTAGAGGGTTTAAGTACAGGTTTGACAGGATTAGGTACTGGTTTAGGTACAGGTCTTGGCACAGGCTTGACTAGCATTGGCACAGGGTTGACCAATACTGCTTTAGGCAATCTAATCTCTACTGGTTTAACTACTGGTGCGGGTCTTCTACAACAGCAGACTTCCAAAGAAGCGGCTGATAAAGCAAGAGCAATGATTGAGGCTGAGACTGCTTCTGCTAAACAAGCAGCGGCTTTTAGACCTATTGGTATGACCACTAGGTTTGGTACTTCACAGTTTGCAATTGATCCAGTAACAGGTCAATTGACAAGCGCAGGGTACACACTGAGTCCTGAAGCCAAGAACGCTCAAGACCGATTTATTACTTTAGCGGGTCAAGGTTTAACTCAAGCTGAAGGCGCTCAGGAAGCCTTTGAACCACTCCAAACAGGCGCTCAGAGCTTGTTTAAACTTGGTGCAGGTTATCTTGCTGAGAAACCTGAAGATGTTGCTAAGAACTATCTTGCTTCTCAAATGGCGTTATTGCAACCAGGCAGAGAGTTAGAGTTAGCTAATCTGCAAAACAGACTACAACAACAAGGCCGTGGTGGTTTATCTGTTGCTCAAGGTGGTACTTTGGGTGCTACTACTCCTGAACTACAGGCTTTGTATAACGCTCGTGCTAGACAAGAGGCTGAGTTGGCGGCTAATGCTCAACAATTAGGTCAGAGGGATGTTTTGTTTGGGTCAAGTCTATTGGGTCAAGGCTCTCAAGCTATGGGTCAATACTATGGTGGTCAGCAAGCCTCCTATGCCCCATATACAACTGCTTTAGGTCAGATTCAGGGCTTAGAACAATTGGGACAACAACCATTCACAATGGGTGCGGCTCTTGGTCAACAAGCGGCTCAAGCGGGTTCTAATGTTGGTCAATTAGGTTTAACTGGTGCTAAATTAAGTACTGCTTTGGCTACAAGTCCTGCGGCAACAACCAACCCTTATTCAACAGCATTAAGTGGTTTGGGTGCTTCAAATGTATTTGGTACGGCTGCTGGCGGTCTATTTAGCAGTTTATTTTCTTAAGGATTCATCATGGCAGACAATATCGTAGGTAGTCTTTTTGGACTAAACCCACAAATGTATGGTGAGCAACAGCGTGTAAGTGCTTTAAACGAAGGCATTGCCCTTGCTAATCTAGACCCTGCTTCTCGTGGTGCGGCATTGACCTATGGTGGCGCTAGAGGGCTTGGTGGTGCTATTGCGGGTGCTATGGGTGTAGAAGACCCTCAGTTGAAGCTAATCAGTGCTAGAAACTCTATTGCTCAACAGATAGACCAATCTAATCCTGAATCAATCTTAAAAGGCGCTCAGATGCTTGCTCAAGCTGGCGACCAACAAGGCGCTATGGCTTTGGCTCAATATGCTCGTCAAGCACAAGGTGATGTGGCTCAAACACAACAACGTTTGGCGGCAGCTAGAGCTTCTGAAGCTCAGGCTACTCGTGAGCGATTCCAAGCTGATCCTGAAAAGGTTAGATTAGCCAGAGCAGTAGCAGCCACAAAAGGAGAGGAAGGTTCTCCAGAATATATAAAAGCCTATAACGAGTCTTTAGAAAAACAAATGACTCCTGCTGAAAAAGCTGAAGCTAAACCTAATATTCAAAAGCTACAAGAATACGCAAAAACTTTGCCAGTTGGTTCACCAGAAAGAGCTGAGGTACAAGCTGCAATCAAGGCTGAAGCCTTTGGTAAAGGTACAACGATTAAAAACGAGATACCACTTGGTGATGTTTTGCAAAAGGTCTTCCAATCAAAAGAAAAAGAAGACTCAGCAAAAGCATATAGCCAAGCAGGAGAGGCTTATACAATTACAGTTCCAATGATTAAAAAGTTGGAAACTGTAGAGAACACTGTAAACAATGCCTTTACAGGAGCTGGATCAAATGCAAAATTGGCTTTGAGCAAAGGATTGTCTGCGCTTGGAGTCAAAATTAGTGATCGTGCAACTGATACTGAAATTGCAGACGCTGTTTCTGCTCAAGTTGTTCAGCAAATTGCCAAAGTGTTTCCAGGTAGCCAATCCAATAAAGAATTGGAGCAATTGCTTAAGAGTAAGTTTAATCTTCAACAAGAATTACCAACAATTTTGCGTTTAGTTGGGCAAATCAAAGATGAAATGCTTGCACAAACTAAAACGTATGAGCAAATGGCAAATCTTCCTGATAGCGAACGCACCAATTTCAATGCTAAGTTGGCACAAGGTAAGAATTATCAGAAAATTAAGAAGTATCGTGAATACGAGAAAAAGTATTTGTCAAAGACAATTACTCCAGAAGAGCGCACAGAAGCCGCAAAATTGAAACAAGAACTTGATCTGTAAGGAGTTAGCATGGCGCAAATTGATTGGAATGTTGACCCCACAGAGATGAAGCCTGGTCTTTCTCGTGAAGAGGAGGCAAAACGTCAGCAGGAATTAAACAGAACTCGAATGGCTTTAGCGGGTGCGCTATCTCCATTGCCTGTTGAGCAAGCTAGCAATTTGCCTCAAACTGGTGGTCTATTGGGTGGCTTGGCTGCTTTATCTTTCCCACAATCACGAGTAATGGCTCCTATTTCAAGACTAACGCAAGCAGCGCCTACTGTTACAAGACCATTTATTCCATCATTGGCTGGCTCATCAGCGGGTACATCTCTTGGTACTTTACTTGAACAAGCAATAACTGGTAAAGATATTTTTAGTAGCGAAACAGGACAAAAACTGCTTGCAAATAACATTCAAAACGCTTTATTTGACGTTGGTGGTAATTTAGTTTTTAGTTTTGGCGGCAAAGCTGTACAAATTACCAAAGACCAACTTGAGAAGGCTGGAGTTAAAAAAGGTTTATTTGAAACAGAAGAAGGTGCGGCACGCAAGGCGGCTCAAGAATGGTTGTCTTCTAGAGAAGGCACATTAACCCGAGGACAGCTAACTGGTAATTTGGGGACACAATCTACCGAAGGCACACTAAAATTTGTTAGTGGTGGAGAAGAGTTTGCAAAACAACAAGAAGGTGTACGCAAGGCTCTTGCACAAGGCGTTGATGAAGTTAAGCAAACTTTAGAAAAATCTGAAGCATTTGAGACGGCATTAAAACAAGGCGATCCAACGCAAATGGCTGTTGGCGATAGATGGAAAGATGCTATTGCTGAGGCAGACAAAGCGATGAAAGCCAAATATCGTCCTGTTTATGAGCAAATGGAACAACAAGGCGATGGCTTGCTTGTTAACATGACTCCATTGAAGAAAGCTGCTAAAGACGAGTTAGATCGTCTTAACAAGAATAAAGCTATGTCTTCTGCGGCAGAAGATAAGAGAAAAGTTTTAAACCAAATTCTTGCGCAAGAAGATCAAATTACTTTTAGTACTGCGCATGATTTACGTAGTGATTTCTTAGCTAGCGCACGAGATGCAACTAAAGAAGGTCAAGCCGCCAACACATTAGAGGCATATTACAAAAAGTATGCTCAAGGTTTGCAAAACAATATGACAGATATTGCTGTTGTTACGTTTGGTAGCAAAGAACAAAAAGATTTGGCTCGCAAATTAGGTCTTAGTGGTGGCATTGATCAACCAGCAGGTCTTCGTGAAGGTCAATTTAAAGACTACAACATTGATTCTTTAGAGAAGCTGAATCTTCCTACAACTCAAGCAAATGCAGCCAACAATCAGTTGCTAAGAGACTATTTCAATGCCCAAAAAGGCTATAAAAATGCTATGGACGGCTTTTATAGTGGGACTATGCAAACAATGCTTAAAAGCGAGCCAGAAGAGGTTGGCAAGTATTTGTTTAACACTGAGTTTCCTTCTAGGTTGCGTGCCGTTGCAAATGCTGTTGTGGAAATGGAAAAGTATCTTCCTAAAGAGCAAAGCAAAGGATTGCTTGGTGAACTTCAGTATGGCTATTTAAAGAAGATGTTTGGCACTCCTGATGGAGTCTTGACATTCTCCAAAAACTTACAAGATGAAACTTTTAAAGAAGGTTTCAATTATTTGTTTAGAGATGCTTCAACAAGAAACAAATTATTAGACATTGCAAATGCTGCTAAATATGGTTTAGAAGAGACAACTGGCTCAACTGTTTTGCGATCAAAGATGATTGGTGCTGGAGCTACTGCACTTGCAGGCGGTGGCGCTTACTTGGCATTTCCTGAAGATGTGCAAAACAACTTAATACCTACATTGGCTAATTTAGGTGCTTTATATTTGACGCCTAAGCTAATCTCCAGAGCGTTGACAAGCAAAAAAGAGATGGATGCATTGGCTATGCTGGCTAAAGCACAAAATAATCCTAAATTTGCAGGCGCGGCAGGAGCAAAGATTGCCAATATGCTGAATCAATCAGGAATTATAGATAACGATTATCTAAATGAAGTTAATCAAGTTATCTATGGAAAACAAGCACAGCAACCAACTGTTGAACCAAGTGCAATTGATTGGACTGTAGAGCCGTGAAAGACTGGCTGTTTGCATTATTTGCGGCAGCCGTTGTCATAGTATTTGTGATATTTTGTAGTATTGTTATTGTTTGGGCATTTCCGTGATCGCCTTTCTCTTGGCGGCAACCATAGAGTACCGATGTATTAAATGGACTTGGAGTGGTGATGTTTACAACCGAAGAGTTGTGTGCATTAAGTGGGAGAGAAAGAAATGATTGATCCGATAACGGCTCTAGCTGGCATACAGTCAGCAATTAGCATGGTCAAGAAGGCAGCAGGAGTTGCCCAAGACCTAGGTTCACTTGCGCCCATGATTGGTAAGCTATTTGACGCTAAGTCTGTAGCTACAAAAGCCATGCTTCAGGCTAAACAGTCTGGCAAAGGCTCAAACATGGGTACGGCTCTACAGATTGAGATGGCTTTAGAGCAAGCTAGGGCGTTTGAAGAAGAACTTAAGATGCTCTTCATGCAGACAGGCAAGATTGATGTCTGGAACAAGATTAAAGCCCGTCAAGCAGAGATGGACTTGGCAGACGCAAAAGAGATAAGTGCGCTTAAGAGGGCAGAGAAAGCAGCCAAAGAAAAAGAGCAAGAGATGAATGAGTTAGCCATGATTATTGGCGGTTGTGCGTTTGTGCTGTTCTTGGTATTTGTTGGTGTAAATGAGTTGATGGAATTTTGTGCAACGACTCGTAGATGTGGCAGATGAATGAGTACCAGAAGACCTTTGACTTGTGCTTAAAAATCTTCGTTTACGGGGTAGTGGCACTTTATTTCTTGGGTTTTCTGAAGTTCTTACCTAATGATCTGTCAGACAGAATTGTTAATCTTTTACTTGGAAAGGTTGGATTGGGCAAATGAGAATCACCACTTACCAACAGAATGCTCAAATGTTGTCAGAGGCTCACCGAGTGATCCACCAACAGAACATGAAGCGTCTGGCAGAGTTAAACCAACAAGCTCAACAACAACAGAAAGCCCAAGAGATTAAGACTCAATGGGCTAAAGTGGATGTTAAGGTATGAGATATCTAATCTTACTACTTTTGTTAACAGGATGCGAAGACCGCTACAGGTACTTTTGCCAAAACCCTGATAACTTTCATGCTGAACAATGCCAGAAACCTAAATGTTTGTTTACCCAACAATGTCCTGAATACTTAGTAGCCCCTATTTTGGAAAAGAAAATCAATGACATCCAACCAGAAACCAAACCTAACAACTGAAGAATTTGAGGTTCGTGTGTGGGGATTTGTGGTCATTGTGGTGACCTGTATCCTGTGCTTTATTGTGATTGCCTTGCTCTATTCTGTCACTTTTGTGACTCAGCCTATCAAAAGTATGGCCCCGATTGACCAAGCCTATACCAAGATGCTGAACGACATTGTTCTTTTGATTGTTGGCGGTATCGGTGGTGTGATGACTAAAAGAGCCGCTGGAGCAGTTTCTAAGGCTTTTGGAGCGCCTCAACCTCCGATGCAACCAATGTGTCAACCAATGGGCTATCAAGGCTCTATGGGCGGTTTTAACCCTTCCTATGCCCCTCCGCAATCTGCGTATGGTTTGCCTAGTCAACCTTTCGGTGCTATGCCTGTTTGGACTAATCCTGAGTTGGATGAATCTTGGACACCTGGCCCTCCTCCGACTACTCCTCCTGACCACCTAGAAGACGACCAAGAGCGTGAAGAACTGGCTCAAGCAAGAAAAGAGGCTGAATAATGTTACCAATCCCTCTCCCGTGGCTGATTGTGGGTGTTCTAGTGTCTCTATTTGGGTCTTACAGGGTAGGACACCACTATGGGTGGCTAGAACGTGATGGCGACATGAAGATCGCCATTGCTAAGAAAAACGAAGAATCTCGTAAAACAGAACAGAAACTGACTGAAGAACTGAACCTAAATGCTACTAAATTATTGGAGGCAAACAATGCTATCAATCAAAAGACTTCTGCCCTTAGTGCTGCCAATCGTGCTGGCAAGTTGCGCCTCTGCCCCTCAAGTAACGTATCAACCCCCACAAATACCCCCATTGCCACCACAAATACAGAAGCAACCCGTGAACCTGACAGACAGACTGACCAACCTTCTGATGCCGAAAGAGCAACAATCGAAGCCATCGCAGAAATAGTCGCCCAAGGGGATAAGAATACTGCGGCTTTAAATGCGTGTGTGGACTCGTATAACCAGATGAGAGACTTGTTGAATGATAAACGCTGAACAACTAAAGAAACTTCATATTGCTGAACAATGGGTTGACCCGCTAAACGAAACTTTTGATCGTTTTGACATTTCCAATCCATTTCGCCAAGCGGCTTTCATTGGTCAAGCAGGGCATGAGAGTGCTAGATTTACTCGTTTGTCAGAAGGATTGAGCTATTCTGCTGAACGACTAATGGTTATCTGGCCTAAGCGTTTCCCAAATATGGAGATTGCACAGAAGTATGCTCGTAACCCTAAAGCCTTGGCAAACTTTACATACGCAAATCGTATGGGAAACAGAGATGAAGCCTCTGGGGATGGTTTTCGTTTTGCTGGCGCTGGACTCTTCCAGCTAACTGGTCATGCGAATTTCTACCATGCTGGTCAAGCATTGGGCGAAGATTTTGTTATGCAACCAGAGTTGGTTAAGACTCCCAGATTCGCTGCTTTAACCGCAGGCTGGTTCTGGTCTACACACAAACTAAACCAGTATGCAGATGCCCGTGACTACAAGACCATGACAAAAAAAATTAACGGCGCATATATCGGTCTTGCAGATCGGGAAAAAGAGATCAATCATGCACTAGCAGTTCTGACCTAAGAGTTCTTTTCCTTTAGTTTGGCTTCAAAGAATTCAAAGGCAGCTACTTTGTCAAAGTCGCATAGTTCAAGTGCTTTGATCCACTCCTCATCTGTCACACTAATCCAATCAGGTTGAATCTCCTCGCCTAACATTTGCACTTGAAACATAGCTTCTTCACGCAAGTCTTTAGTCATGCTTGTACCCTTGTAGGGCAGTCTCTACCCTGATTACAAGTGTTTAAACAGGGTGGACACCTTTTCATATCCCTTACAAAACTAGCAAAACTCTGTGCTGTGTCACCAAAGGCTTTCATCTTGTCGAACTCCTTGGCGACCTCTTCAAGCACCTCGTTTCGGTCTGGTCTATCAATGAAATCATGGTCATTGAGCCATGTTCTGATGATTCCCATTTATCTAACTCTCCTTAAAGGCTCTTTGTATTCTTCAAGTGTTTTTGTTGGTGGTGGTGGTGGAGTCATATTCTCTGATGGTGGAGTCCAACCATGCTTGCGCCAAAGCTCCTGCACATTTGAGCCAGACTCCCATTTAAATTCCACAAAGCCATTTTTGCCCATTCTGGTGGGAGTTGATGGGTAACTAATCTTTGAATGCGGTGGTTTTTCTATCATTGTTTCTCCGTTGTGTAACTGTGGTAAATATATCCAAACTCAATCTTGCCAACCAAGGCTTCTGGTATCCAACTTCTTCGCCCATCCTTATATTGCCTGAAGTGTCCCCGTCTTTTGTGTTGTCTAGGACTGTTGCGACCATTGCCTGTTGCTACGATGTCGTGTGTGGCTGGTTTAGCAGTAACGTCAATAACTTTCCACTCAAACAATGGCTGCTTGTTTCTGCGGATGCGCTTACTATTGGATGTCGATGGCAATGCTTTGTAAACACGGGTTCTCTCGTGCATATCCATTGCCTTACGCATATATTCCGCATACTGATGGCTGACCATTGAACTCCATATTTCAAACACATAACGCTCAGCAGTCATGCCTTCTGTGGAACATTCCATGCCTCCATCCCGTATGAGTTGAATTACGTTTTCGGCAGTTTGGTTTGGTGGCAAAGAAACAAAATGCTCTTTACCTGTACTTCGTATTGCACCGCAATCGCCAGAAACACCACGCAATCTCGCTATCAACTCACTATCCGTGCGATCAAGAGTGATACTAATCGGCTTACCAACAGCAGATGACACCCGAACTATCCCCATCTGCTCAAAGGGCAACATAAGGTCTTTGGGGTCAGAGTTAAATAAATCAGGAATAGCGTTCATTACCTTGTCGTATTTAGCATCTGCCATATAGTCGAACTCACCAAGGTCAACCCATGTGTAGTCCATTGGGTCGCCTTGAGTGTAGACATCCTTAACAGCTTTCATTATGTTGGGCGTCATTTTGCTGCCCTCATAACCCTCTGATTTCTGCCAAATTTGCCACGTTTGACACCAGTAACTTCAATAAATCCCTTGTCTAACAGAGACTTGTATCGTGCTGTTATTGAGGAATATGGGTAGTTTGGATACATCTCTAGTATCTCGTCTGAGATACACCCGTCAGGAAAGCCCTTTATAGCCTCGTAGACAAGACTTTCTAGCTTGGTTGTATCAACCTTCTGAGCCGCCTGATGGCTCGTTGTAGGGTCTTCTTTTCTAACCAACTTAAAGGCTGGTGAACCAAAGAATTTCTCTACTGCACCACCAAACCATGTTTTATCTAATGTCATCATTAACTCCTATTGGGTGAGGGGAAAACTGCTCGTCTGCAAGCTAGGAAAATCCTTTGCACAGCTCTCCCCTCGGGTTTATATTAACTCAAAAAGGCAGGTCTTGGTCATCAAAATTGGTAGCCTTAGACCTCTCAGAAGGTTTCGCTTTGTATTCTTCTTTGGGTGATACTGCTAAACCCATGAACTTGCCGCTTTTACCCTCTTTAATCCATGCAGATAGCCAGTAATCCTGACCGCCTACTGTGATATTTCCTTTGTAATCAGGGTGTTTCTCTGACTCTTTTTTATCGTTCTTGAACAAAACGCCTGAGTTATCTTTCTTTTCCATCACATTTCCTTCGCTTTCTTTAATGCTGAACGCACTTTACTGGGTAGGAGTGTCCACAATGCAATCTTTTGTTCTGCATCAAGGTTCTCTCCTTCCAACTTATCCCAAGCTGCCTTGGGGTCACCTTGCTCACAAGTAGCAATCAATTCAACTGCCATCTCTTGCAAGTACTGTACTTCCTCTGGGGGAATGTTATCCATTGCTCCCTGAGTGGGCGTGATTACTACTGATCTACCCTCTTCGGGGACGTCTTCACCGCTATACAAATATAGACCCAAACCATGTAGTGCCAGGGCTTTTGTCATACAACGCATGATTGCCGTGTTTACCGCAAAAGCATCGGGGTTTGGGATGGCCTTGTTTCTGTAATCCATCACGGGAAGCTGGCAAGTCATTGGCTTATCAAACATGGTAACTGTAACAAACACCATTGCCGTACCATTGATATCCATGAAACACTTGTCGCCAAACATTTCTATCTTGTAGGAAGCCTTTGGATCGGCTTTTAAAGCCTCTGCCCAAGCCCAAGCCCATGATAGGTAGGACAAGCCATTTTTCTTCTCAACGTGGTCGTTGACATTCTTTTTAAGTAACATTTCTATTGACATATTAACTCCTTTGATTTTCATCTAATTCAGCATTGATAATTTCTTTTTGTTGTTCAATATATAAATCCTTGAACTTAGTAAAGTCTGCTTCTTGGCAGCAAACTATTTTATCTCCCTTGATTGTCAGACAATAAGGACAGTAGTGAATGTCAGAAAACTCTTCCACATAAGTTTGGAAAAGTGTTTTCATTAGTGGAAACTTTCATAAGCCATTGTCCACAGAACATCACCCGCCAGATCGGTGAGCTTGTTTAACTCATCTTCTGTCAATGGTGTTCCATCTTCATAGCATCCACTTGAGAAGTAGGCATCAGAGAA